CCCTTCCTACGGAACCTTGCACCACAAGACGCTGTGCCACGCAGCTCCAACTGTTTGGAGAGCAAAACACCCAGACGGCCGTCGCCTGGAAAAGCTGTCGCATAGACAGCGTGTTCAGCCTCCAAATGAGCTGGACCCACGTGGGCCTCGAACGCCGACCCGTCCGCCTCGAAACAAACGCAATTGTTGAAAGCCCCAAACTTCCTAACAATTAGGTTGGCGCGTTGTCTCGGGTTCAGACCCTTCGCAACGAGTCTAGAGGATCCACAATTCAGAACGGTCCCGTTGAGCCTTCCCCAAAGCCAGTGCTCAAACGGTTTAAGTCTACTTGCCAACTCCAGGTTATACCTTGGCGACCTGGGATAAATAAGCCTGGGCTTCATGGCTTTGCCTGGCAAGCGATTCTTCTCCGTCTTGAGGAAAGCCCTAATGGTCCAGTCCTGGTAGCCGGACAGACCATCCTCCCTCAAGGACCTTTCGGCCTCTAAATAGCGTCTCCTGAGAACCCCGTTATAGCTCTCAGCAGTACTCCTCCAAGACCAGGCGCCGTCCCTGTATCTACGGGCAAACTTGCGAAGTTCGCCCCAGACCAAAGCCGAACGGGCAGACACAGGGTTAAAAACCTGAGCCGGCACCTGACCCATCGACCGCATCGCAAGTGCAGTCACCTCGTTGTGCGGACAAGGACGGTTACACACAGGCACAAAAGCCCCAGCGAAAGGCGCTGTGTAAGCCGTCCTCATTTCCCTACGACTCTCGCTACAGGAAGCCCAATCAACTTTCCGAGTGTCCAGGACACCGGTATGTATCGGAGGAGGCACCCCCCAACACACACCTGGAACGCTAATCGGGCTAGCCTAACAAGAGGGTGGATCCTCTAAGACATCCAGACGCCCGCGGGCCAAAGCTTCAGGAGCAGTCTCGGAAAAGGCCATGGCTACCGTGTCCGGTAACACAAACGCTGATGCCAAATCAGCGACACCTTTCTCCGAAAACCACTCCCTGGCACGCGTCCTAAGACCGGCCAAAAGCTCAGGTGAGCGCGGGCGAAAGCAAGCATAGAGGGACAGCTTAGCGAGCAAAGCAGGCGCGATCACAACTCGCCCTGCCTGTGTTTCAACGACCAGAAACACCTCGTGCTCGGTAACTGCCGTTGGCAGCACTCCTCCACAAAGGAGTTTCGCCTCGTGTTGGAACAATCCCAGAAGAGCGTTGGCAGCCAAAGGTCGGCTGTCCGCAGGGAGGTCTGGTACCCACCGCCCGCGAACAAGCTCTCCTACGACTCCCGGGCGCCCCCCGAGATAATCCTGCAACCTGTTCGTCCAAACAGATCGCCCACGAAGCCGGGAAGGTGTAACCCCGCCCGCCGTGACACTGGCATGTGTCACATTCGCCGCTTGCGCAAACACGATGCCGCGTGCATGCGCCAACTGCGACCCCTGGACAACGGGGTCGCCAACAGCCTCCGACCGCAGCACAGAAGGAGGGGCCAAAGATCCTCTCAAAAACCAAGCAGCCGACAGCTCCAGGAACCACCCCGGAACTGTACGCCTGACGGCGCCAACCCACAACCAGCGCAACAAGGTTGCATTAACAACGACCCACCAACGCATAGCCACCACGTAGAACCACAGAGGCCAGCAACCTATAAAAAGCCACCAGCAAACACTGCTGATCCCAGGGGCATCAACGTAAAGAAGGAACAACCTTGCAGCAAGCGTGAGGGGTGCGAACACCCACTGCTTCCAAACCCAAGAAGG